CCAACAGATACAGCAGAATCTAGAAAACCATTTACGCCACTAGACCCAGCCGTAGTGAAGGTAACCCCATCCGTAGATTTTTGGATAGAATAACTGGTAGCTCCAGCGACAATATCCCACGTAAGGAAGTTCTTACCATTACCAGTTTGTAGCACCACGGTGGTTGGCTGATAAGGACTAGACATAGGTTATCCTTTTAAGAAAAAGTAGTTGGGGGTGGGTTAGACCCACCCCCGGTTACCTATTCAAAATTAATCGCCAGCGATGGAAATACTGCCAGCTTCAACATAGAAGGACATGCCGATAACCGTACCGTTAGCTGGAGCTGTAGCTACAGGAGTAGTCGTAGACGAACTAGTAGCCGCCAAAAGTTGAACTAGAACCCAACCGCCAACGTTTGGACTTCCACCCCTTGGTTTTGGAGAGAAGGATTGATTTGGGTCACCAACGACTTCGATGGTAGTTTGACCCGTAGCCGTTGGAGCTTGAACTAAGCCCGTAGATCCACCGCCCGTGGATTGGCCCGTAGACGTTGCGATGAATGCCGCGCCAACGTTTGCGTCTACGCCAGCTGGGAGACCAACCGCACGCCAGTTATCGCCGTTGGTATTGCTCTTAGTGACTGCGAAAGTAAAACCAGTTGCGATAGCTCCATCAGCAGGACCACCGGGAAGAGGTCCGTATGGGTTTGTCTGAGTAGACACTACCGTTACGGTTGAGGTTCCAGTAGCTGTAAAGCTGTTGGTGCCAGCTGGAGCCGTAAGGTTGCCAAGTTGCGAAGCGAGAAGATTCTCAATAGTCGTAACAAGGTCCGCGCCGATGGTAGCGGCGGTATCGTTAGTCGAGATACTTTGCTGTACCAACGTACCGCTTACACCTTGAGGAGCCGCACCAACACCCGACACTGAGAACCAGATAATGAACGTATTCCCGTAGGCATCGTACAGACGGAACCAAGTAGAAGCCAAGCTACCCGAAACATCAGCAACAGGAGCGATTGTAACCGTTCCAGCAGTAGCATGGCCTACTGACGTGATAACGTATGGAGCGCCAACAGTAAGAGCGGTTCCATTGATAGCAACGTTTGATCCTGAAAGGTTAGCTCCGTATCCAGAGAACCCGCCAGCGTATCTATTGTAGTTATTGGCAAGTTGAATCAAGGCATAACCAGAAGCGGGATTTGGATTTCCAGCGGCTGGAGTTGCAGAGGTATGCATGTAAACGGCTTGAACGCCAGAACCCTTAAGACTGCGAATACCGAGACCATTACCATTGGTGCTATCTACAATGAAATTACAGTCAATGAGAACAGGGCGATTGAGGAAGGAATATTCGCGGCCACCGTTATTGCCGAGCTTATTGGAAGAAATATTGGACATAAGTAGAACCCTTTATAGCCCTGAGTTTTTTACCGCTAGATTGTCAGGGCCACTAGTCTAGAACGGTCGCATGGGTCTACCCATTCATTGATGTTGGGTTGGCCACTCTAGATACAAAAACGCCCCCTGCTTTTTAGGCAGGGGGCGCTAACTGAAAGATCAGACGGACCAAAGCGAAGTACGCTTATGCTTTCTAGATTACTGACTGAGAGTCACAACCGCGTTCGCGATTGGCGCATTACAAGTCAGGTTACCATATCCGCCCACTGCGGTTTGCACAGCGTCCTGCCCAGCGACTGGGAGACCGATCTGATCAAAGAGACCAGGGTAGGTAATGAACATCGCCATTTTACCATTGAACCTGAGTTTCCAAGTTTTGAGGGTAATAATGTAGGCCGTGTTTGCAGGGCAGTTACGATCCTGTAGGATAGCAATTTCTCCGTTGGCCGTAGGGAGTACCAAGGCTTTAAAGCTAATCGAGACATCTTCGTTAACCTTAGCCTTAATCATCTGATAGACACCTTGAGCAGTAAGTTGCTTCAACATCGATTGATAGCTAACTGGGTTCAAGAAGATGAAATCGGGATCACCGGCCTCAGTTCCTTGTGCAGCAAGGGTATTGACAGCGTCAATGAGCGCATCCTGAATCGACTCACTAGAACCCGCAAAGCGGAGACCGGCAAGCTGAGTAGGCGAAACGCTGCGATTGACGTTAAAGAACAAATCCGAACCGCTCGGAGCCGCAGAAGGAATCCAAGCGCCAAAACCAGCCATTTTGAGCATATTAGCGCTGGCGAGACCATTGCTAATGAAGTTCACATCGCCGATCTGAGCAAGGTAAGGGAAAGAAGTAGACCAACTCGTAGGAGTACCAGCAGCACCACTAAAGGTTGCAGAAACCGTAACGGTACCAGCACCCGTATCAACAGCGATAACATACCCAACAGCAGCACTAGTAGACTGAGTAGGAGTCTGACCAGAAATGCTATAGCTTACGAGAGCCATACCAGGGGTAAAGTTGAGAGCCTGTTGAGCACTATCAAGAGTGATAACACCACCAGTAATAGAACCCGCACCTAGACCATACGTGCCGCGTTTGCCAGAACCGTCACCAAACAACATAAGCGCGTAGTCATTACCAAGTGATTGGAATGCAGACTTAACGTTAAGCTCAGCGGCAGGCATGAAAGCACCGATAGATTCAGCCGATGCACGAAGGAAGTCACCAGTCAGAACGAAGTTGGAATAGTTCTGAACACGTGTAACTTGGAATTCGACCGTCTGAGGAGCGGTAGAGTTGGTCTGGGCCACCCCAAGAGCCGCAGAACGTCCACCGCCTGGATTTACCAGGGATGGAATTGGGAAATACTTACCGCCCATTCCTGATTCGCTCTCATCCTTGTCCACAAGCGCAAGTGCGGGATTGCGATTCAGAATATACGATTTCATGACCCATGCATCATCACTATAAAGCTCTTTGAGGGTAGCAACGTTGGTTACTGCACTAGAGGTACTGTTAGACATATCTTATTATCCTTTTAATTTTTCTTGGGCGCGTCTGTACGCTTCTTTGTAGCGGTCTTGTTCAGACATTCCTTCGAATGACTTTTGGGGTCTTTTAATTTCACCCGTAGGAGCCATGTTGTTTGTTAGAGTTTTCACGTTTGATTTAAGAGGAGGGAGTTCTTTCTTCTCTTGGCTAGCTTGAGTCTTTACTTTACTTAGGCTTGCCCACTTAGTGGCCTTCTCTACAAGAAGGTCTTCAACCTCCTTAGAGGCTTGTTCTACTGACAGATCGATATTGTCATGTTCCCAAGTATCAAGGATGTGTTGCACTACGGCTTCTTCTGCCTTTAGTTCCTTAATCGTGGAATACGTTGTATCTGATCCTACCAAGGCCTTAATAGCCGTTCTTCGTTCGTTCACCGCAGCATCAAAACGCTTACTAACATCATCTTGCTGAGCCTTCTCCATACTGTCCAACTTGGAGGCGAGCTTTTTAATCTCATCCTGTTCAGGAGTACTCTTAGAGTCTTTCTCAATAAGATAGTTAGTGTAGTCGTTGTAATCAACGAGTGACTCAATGCCGGAAAAGTCCTTGGAAGCTAGCTTCGCCTTGATTGCTTTGAGGTCTGCAATTTCTTTGCGTTCAGCTTCCAATTGGGCCTGGCTGGCTTTAAGTTCCTGTTGTTGCTGGCGAAATTTAGCCTCTTTACGGGCTAGTGCAGCAGCACCAGGAGACAATGTGACCGATTCTACGGGGGTTGTCTGTGTTTCTTCAGACGTGGCACTGTTCTTATTAGTGTTAGGTTGGCCACTTTTTGCGTCCGTTTGCTTAGCTTGAACAGCTGCTTGTGCCTGGACAAGACGTCTAGAATCAGCCCTATGATCTACTACGCGTTCCTCACGCATAATTTCTTTTGGGAGATTCGGGCCAACTATATTAGATCCAAGATTTTCGACTTCGTATGCCATTTTTTATTTTCCTGCTTTTGTTATTATGGGTTCTTCTAGATTGGAGACTTAGACTTGAGCACCAGATGCCGGGCCAACTGGCGCGGCTGGAGGGGCCGTAGGTGGTAAGCCCTGTCCACCCGTCTGAGGGGTAGGAGCTGCCTGTACTGGTGGTGGATTAGCTTCTGACTTTTTCTGTTGGACTTGCTCAAACCAATTTCTAAGTATCTGCATCTTCTCTTCTTCAAGCTGTAAGGTGCTGTAAAGATTGATGTAATTAACAACTAGAGTAGTAGCTAGGTCAGATGGGTCCAACATAAAGCTATCAGGAGCGATGGAGTCATAGTCCTTATCTCCCTGCTCTACTATCTGGTCCAAGGCATGTAGAATGCGTTCTTCTAAAGCAGCGGCTAGCTGGTCCGACTGTTCAAGATCGGGGAAGTTAGAGAGCCTACGGAACTCCTGTAAAGTAATTTCACCAGAAGCGAGCTTCTCTGAGAGTTGGGCCTGTCTTGCGGCTGGGTCATTTGAAAGCCCAGACTCTTCCATACATTGGATAACGTAGGTGTCTTTGAGCTTACCAATGTGTTTAAAGTCTACTTCTCTAGTACCGTCTCTACCAGGGTAGACAGTGGTATAGGAGCCTTCTTCTTCTGCAATCTCTTTGGCGCAATCGATCACCATATAGGACAAGTCGATATAGATATTCTCGTAACGTTTTTCTAAAGCCGCGAACCTAGCGGACTGAAGATCGTTAGCCTCTCTGATAGCTTCTCCGGAATTAAGTCCAGGCTCTTTCTTGGCTTGCGCGGCCATCGAAGAGATACCAGACATATTGTAAGCATTGGAAATCAGCCATTGAATCCACTGATAGTATTCGGGGGTATTGGATTCAGCATTGATGAACGTAGGTGGATTTCCACGGCCTTTGATGATTGTACCGATACGGTTATTGAAGGAAGTTTCAACGATCTTTGAAAGTTCGTCGATATAGATACGTGGAACGCCCATTAGCTCTAGAGCCTGAGAGGCCACAATAAGGCAACGGTAGATTTCCATCTGGGTAGGCATGAGAATTTCAGCCAACCCTTGGGCAAAGAATCCAACCATGTTTGGGTTGTAACTAAACTTTACGAATGGGAACTTAGGCTTTTCCCATTTCTCATCTAGAATAATACCCTCAGAACAAACGATAACGTGTCGCCCATCCTTAGCACCCTCAGAAGATGGGAGATGCCAAGCCTCTGAGATAATAAACTGATCAGAGGTAGTCTCGGTAGATCTAGGGGTTGAATCAACATTCCCTTGAAGAGCGCCAGCGATAATATCAGCCTTCTTAGGAAAGATAGAAGCTACAACGGCTCTATCCACAAGCTTGATTTGGATTAGCTGGCGAGGGTCATTATAGTAGGCATCGTTAAAGTCTACTAAGAGTTCAGTTTCGAGAACCCTTTCAAGGCAGACCTTCTTATCTTTAGCGAAAACTTTGATAAAACCATTACCAAGTACGCATGAATCACGTAAACATAGAGCGCCAAGATCGTAAGCCTTGGTACGGAAAAGTTCGCCCTGAATAAAAGCGTTAGCCTCTTTGGCAAGCTTACGTTCTTTATAGTGACCATTGTTAGTAAGGAAAACAGGCTTAGGTCTATCCTGGGAAATCATGGATACCAAGGTATCGGTGCAAGAATAGACTACATTGGCGGTAGGCCTACCAATAGGAAGCTGAGCAGAAGTATCTAGAGAGGCGTTTGAGGATGCGAAGTTATAGAGAGGCTTACCAGAGAAGAGCCTGGTAAAAATAGAAGCTTGGCGAATCCTATTAGCACAAGTACGCTTCAAGAACTCTGTAGTAGAGAGAACCTGGGTAACAAGATCCTGGTCGCTTTCAGCCATCCACCAGGAGAACGCGGTTGGAGCTATCTTCTTTTTTGTGGAAGAAGTCTCAATGACCTTCTCAGGCTTAGTGGTAGTTATGTCTAGCGCTTCTATAGTGTAGGCCATGTTACGCTACCTCTTGATCTTCAACTGTCACCGGGAAAAGACGGTCTAGAAGATCCTCATCTGAACCAAGCATGAGAGATTTGACCTGCTCTAGCTTGTGCTCAATGACTTTCTTTTCATCATCGGTAAGATCTTTAGCGGGTTCAGCTTTAGCTTTAGCCGTAGGAGCTTGGCTTGGTTCGTCTCCAAGTCTTAGCTCTACATCGCTATCTTTGTAGTAACTCACGCCAGCCGCGCGAAGCGTTCGAATGAGTTTCTTAATCTCTTTTGGCGACACAAGCTTACTCGCTATCTTCGTCGTCGTCGTAATCCATGCCGTCAATATACTTGCGGAGTCTAGCCATGCGTCCAAGCTCTTCAGCAGATGGACCCATCTCATCGTCAACATCGAGGGATTTTTCGCGGGCATCGATCTTGTCAGGGCTATCAAGACTCGATTGAATCTCAGCGTTCATACGAATATCAGCCATCTCATTAGGATTAACATCGGGATGAGCATCCGTATCCACAAGCTCAGGTTCGGCGTTGAGCATCTTTTTCTTTTTCATTCGGATCAGTTCGGAAATTTTCTTGTTATCTGGAATCACGGGTCACTCCTCGTCACTAGTGGACATACGGCTCATAAGATCACCAACAAGAACGTGGAACGCATCCAACATTTTGTCTTTGTCTTTGGATTCAAAGGCTTCCATTAATTCTTTTGCGCAATGATTTAATATAGCGTCATGGTCAGAGTCTTGATCTTCAGGAGCGTCTTTGGTTTCATTCATCTGCATTGTCGTCTCCGTCGAAATTGAGCATGTTAGTAACCAAGCCTTCCAGGGCCTGCCTGAATAGCTTTACGTCTTTATCAGTAACAGCACCCATGAGTTCGCCAAGGAGTTGGTCGTTGATATGATCATCCTGAGACCCCTGAACGAGCTTCTCTTCCATGGGGGGAGCTATACGCGGGGTCTTGCGGTTTTTTAAGAATGGCAGCATTACTAATGATAAGTTGGCCACTTATGATCAAAATTCGATCAAAAATGAACGAAAACTAGTCAGACCACCGATTCCAGCTGTTAGATCCATCGCCGTTCATAGTCCAGTTTCTATCTGAACCGTCTTCTTTCTTACGCTCTTTATCTAGGCGTTCAAAGTTGGCTTGCATAACGTCTTGCTCAAACTGTAAGGCAGCTTCAGGAGTACCAACCGCGTGCTTAGCTGGAGGGGCCGTAAAATAGTAGGCTGGAGATAGCTTGAAAGCGTAGAGAGCGGCGTCAACAGCATCGGAGTGGCCTTTAACCACCGTTTTTTCAGATGTAGACTTATCATTATTTCGTTCGAGGATATTACAATCGTTGGCAAACATCGTATTTGACTTGGCCTTGAAGTTGCCCCTACGAAGAGCAGAGTTAAGGATTGCATAGGAAGCCATCTTTTCAGTCTTGATAGCAGCTACGATGGGTAGGCCGTGTCTAGTAGTAAGATCATTCACAATCGCCAAGCCAAGCCCACCGGCGTCACATACCATCTTAGTAAATGGGTAAAAGGTCATAAGCGTCTTAATAGATATGGCAAGTTCATCGGTGGTTTGATTAGACTTGAATCTCTCTTCAACAAGGTACGTATCGGGACTGGTATCACAGTAGGCTAGAACGGATAGGAAGTTGTAATCCCTTTGGCCTAAGTCAATACCAAGGATATAGTGCCATCGACCAGGAGGTAGTGCGTTGTAATCGTTACGTTCTTTTGAATAGTTTAGTAAGAGAGCCTCAGGGTCTTGCTTCCAATTACCGTAGTTTTCGCGTTGAATAGAAGCGTCATCACTAGTAACACCTTTACGTTGGCAGTCCGCATCGGTAAGCTCTTGGGGGGTTTTGCCACTCTTCTTGAAGAGCCATGGATTTGAAAACATGTTCCACTTGTGATTGGACCAGAACGCCGACAGAGTACACTCTTTGAAGTAACCCGCGTCAACAGGGCCTGGTGTTCCAATCATCCGGCATCTACCGTTCAAATCGTAGAGACGCTTTGCGATAATCTCTTCAACTAGATTTTTGATATGACTACGGAATGCTTGGCACTCATCTAGGTAAACTAGAGCTACGTTTGACAGACCGCGAAGCTTCTCAATCTCAGACTGTTCATTGCCGCCGTAGAGCCTGATCCAAGAATCATTCTTAAAATGTACGGATAGGTCTGATTCGTTTAGGTCACACTCTAGGCCATAATCCCTAATGATTCTCTTAAGTTCGGGCCAACAGATGACCTTCGCTGAAGTACGGGCCAAAGTAATGTATAGCGACTGGGTACCGGGCATCTTAAGAGCGGTGTCGATAAGATCGGCGCAGCACGCGATAGTCTTGCCGCTACGAACCGAACAGCAAGCCACTGCATATCTAGCAGGATCGTTAACGAACGCTAGCTGCTTATCAAAGAGGAAGTCCTCTAGAACGAATGGAGGGTAAACCTTCTCAACAATCTTTTTCTTAGCCTCAAGCTTCTTACGCTTGGCTACGAGCTTTAGGGCATTGGACATTAGAAGCTGACGTAGACAATATTCGCGAGTGGCGTTGCAAAGTATCGTTCATTCTGTAGACAAATAAGAATGGTGTCGGTTAGCCACATCTCTACCCTACGGCTAATCTTTGCGTCGTCCGATGAGAAGTTAGTCTCGGGTTCTTTGAATCCGTTCGAGACGGCTTGGTGAAAGACAACCTTCTTAACGGGGATACCCGTTTCGATCAGATCAGCTAGCGCTTTGGGATGCTTCATATCGACTATCTTTCTTCTGTAGGATTGCATGTCCTACCTTAGTTACGTTCTTGTACTGTTCAATTGGATGGTTCTTTAGGAGTAGTCTAGCAATGCCCTGATTTCTGAACTGCTCCTTAACATAGACAAACTCTAGGCAAGTGCCCGTAACTATAGAGTAACCAATGATTACATCTTCGTTATCTGACATGCAGGCAATCGACACGGTGGAAGTCTTTAGCTGATCTTGCATTTCTATATAGAATGCTTTGAACCATTTATCTTTGGGGGTATCGATAGGAGTGAAAGAACCGTAGTAAACACCTTTAGGATAGCTACTGTAGATAAGTCCGGTATCTAAAGACGCATTAAATGGGCGTATAACTACTTGCATACTGGACCCTTTAGATATTCAAGTAAAGAAATGACAATATCGGAACTATCCTTCAATAACCCAATGGCTGTATTACAGGGTAGGCATAGTAAACCGCGTATTTTACCAGTATCGTGGCAGTGATCCACCGCAAGATTCCTTGCTAGTTGAGCTTGAGGGTCCTTACAAATCGCACAACGGCCTTCTTGATCAGTAAGCATTCGATCATATTGACTAACAGTAATACCAAACTTTCGCATGAGATGACTTTTGCGATTACTCTCTTTATGTTTGTCTGGGTTCGCGTTACGCCATGCGATAGGCTGATCTTTATGTTTTAGGTAGTATTCCGGGTCGTATTTTTGTGGCATTTTGATTCTCCTTTGATTGTCTTGGCTATCTCTAGGATGATTTCACCTATGCGGGCTTGGCCATAAGTAGGAGTCATGTCTTCAATAGCTACTGCTATCTTGCGTCTAGATAGGCCCTTGCAGTGCAGCTCCCAGATGCGTTTATGGGTTTTGTTCTTGAACCGGTAGTAGGACAGAAGCAGATTGGCCTGCTCATAATATGACTCTGTGGCCAGCCTCTGTTCTACATCGATGGATTTAAACTTGTGATTGTGCCATGATTTTAATGGCTTATCGGCTCTGCTCGTATCTTCAATATCATCGAAGAGAGCACCCTGCTTGTCGGGAGTGGCGGCTAGCTTATCGTACCAAATCTTTTGAAGCGCTTTGAACTCATCGGAATCGAACTTGGACATACCTATCCTTACTGGCTCGATTCATCTCTACCGAGCTGCTGGATAGGATCGAGGGACTACACAGCTCTATTTTTATGCATTTGGAATAAGACAGCGCGTTCATCTAGGTGGGCGTAAGTATCTACAACCTTTGAGTTAATATGAATGATCTTGCCTACCATCTCAGTAGAGAAGCTCTTCTCAAACAGATAGTAAGAGACAGCGCTATGTCTAAGGCTGTGGTTGCAGATACCTGGAAGATCAAACAGGGCCTTGGCCCTACGTAGGCAAGTAGTAGGAGTCCAATCAAACAGCTTACCCATCTTCTCTGCTAGAACCTTCCTAACCAGGGCAACAGCGGCTGGATCAATCACACACCAGCGAGTATCAACCTTGCGTTTCTTAAGGACTTTTACCTGGAAGGACAACCCTCTAGGATCTTCTTTAAACGACTCCTTGGTAAGAGACAGACCTTCGCTTACCCGGAGGCCAGCAGAGATGCAGCATACCAAGAACACGCGGTACTCTTCCTTAATCGAACTATCCCCTGCTAGCATCTTAATAAAATCCTCAAATCGATCGTATCTTACAAGGCTGATAACCTTGGTACCGTTCAACCGTTTCGACTCCAAGAAAAACTCTTCATATCTATTCATATACCTATCTCCTTACTACTAAGATTGCCTCATACGGCACTAGTAGTCAAGGAATTACTACGGAATTCAGAGAAATGTCATAATATTGGTAATATTCAAGCAATAGATAGAAAGGTTACGTGGTTAGATTATAACCACTAGGAAGCATTAGGCGGTTCAACAGGAGACTCATTAGTAGGCGCGGCTGGAACACTAGATAGGATAGGTGGAACCATGGATAGG